TGAAGACGGCACTGACAGAATTTTATATGAGGACAACTCAAACATCGAGCAAAATTCTGATTTGGCGTTTGACGACTGGATACCGCTTGAAAACAACGCGTATGTGGGGCGGACGTTCCAGTTTAAAGCTGTGCTGACAACAGATCATGTTGACCAGACGCCAATCGTGGATCAACTGGGTGTGACGTTGCAGTTAGAGCGCCGAACGGAAAACAGCGGGACGATTACTTCTGGAGCGTCTAGCAAGGCTGTGGCATTTGTGGATGACTTTTACACAGACGCCGATACAAAGGTTGCTGTTGGCATTACAGCATTTGACATGGAAGCAGGAGATTATTTCGTGCTTGACCCAAACACTGTCACCGGATCTAGCTTTATAATCACGTTCAAAAACGGCAGCACTGTCATTAGCAGAGATTTTCAGTACACTGCGATAGGATACGGAACAAAGCAGTCTTAAGGCGTCGTTATGGCTCAAGCAGATGGAGTAGTCTCAAACGCCAGTGGTGCAGCCGTAAGGCAGGACATCAACAACCAGCTTGCTGCTGCGTTTACGAATCAAAGTGGCAACACAGCCCCAGCCACTACATTTCCATGTCAGTTTTATGCTGATACCGCGAATGACTTATTGAAGATTCGAGATAAGACTAGCGGCAACACTTATTACACCTTAAGAACCTTAGACGGAGGAGTGGTTGCTAAGGCAGGCACTCTAGGCGCTCCAGGTGTTTATTTCGATGGATCAGCCACTACAGGCTTTTATAAATACGCCAATGACGTTATCGGTATTTCTCGGAACGGAACGGCATATGGTGTCATCGGTCGAACTCTTGAACAGCAGACCAACGCATTTGTTATTGGCAATGCAGCAACGCGAGCAACAGCAAAAAATCCATCAAAGGCAACCGACGAAACTGCGACTGGGTTTTGTGTCGCCGGACCTGTTGATGCCCAGGACGGTGGCGGGCAGGTACATATCGGTTCGAGCGCAAGACCTTTAAGCTTGAATCGCGTAGGTTCAAGCGGATCCTTTGTAGATTTTTTTGTAACCGGCAGTTTTATCTCCTCGATTACCACCAACGGCTCCACCATTTCATACAACACAGGGTCTGATTACAGGCTGAAGGAAAATGTAGTTGCCTTGACTGGCGCAAAAGATCGCGTAAATCAGCTCAACGCGTATCGTTTCAATTTTATTAGCGATCCCACCAATCAAGTCGTTGATGGATTTTTGGCTCATGAGGCTCAAGCTGTAGTCCCTGAAGCTATAACTGGAGAAAAAGATGCAACGTTCGACGATGGCACCCCCAAATACCAACAGATTGATCAGTCTAAAATTGTCCCATTATTGACCGCTGCTTTGCAGGAAGCATTCGCTGAGATCGCTGCCCTCACAGCGCGTGTTGAAGCTTTAGAGGCTAACTGATGGCTGACAGAAAAATCTCAGTCTTATCTGCGCTGACTGCCCCAGCCGACAACGATTTATTTGTTGTTGTTGACGCCAGTGAAGCAGCTGCTGCCGATAAAAACAAAAACCTAACGTTTCAAACGCTGCATAAATCTGTAGGAGATGGAACGGCGGCGTCACCATCAATCAGTTTTTTGAGCGATGCTGGTGTTGATGGGTTTTTTAAGCCTGCTCAGTCTGAAGTTGCTGTTTCTATTAACGGAACTTACAACAGCAAGTTCACTGCAGCTGGATTTCAAGTAGGCACTGGAGCGGCAGCAGCACAGCTGCACCTGTTTAGCGCCGACACGACTGACCAAGTCATCATTGAAAATACTGATGCTGGTCTAGATACAGCGCCTGACGTGGTGTTGTATCGCAACTCAGCGTCTCCTGCTGATGACGATTTTCTTGGCAATCTTGAATTTAGAGGAAACAACGACGCTGCTGAAACCATTGCTTACGGTCAGGTTTTTACAAAAATTGCTGACGCAACTGATGGCAGCGAAGAGGGCATTCTTCAGCTGATTACGATTGCTGCTGGCACTTCAGCCGCTCGCGTCACAGTAAAAAGCGACAAGGTTGGCATTAACGAGCCTGATCCACAGCATCCACTGCACATCACGGAATCGATCGCAAACACTGGCTTGTTTATTGAGTCAGCAGAAGCGGTCAGTGTCAGTGCTGCTGACATCACGCTGTATCACCACAGAGGTAGCAGCGTTTCTGGCCAAGACGCCGATGTCCTGAGCAGCATCTTGTTCCAAGGCAATAACGACGCTTCGACGCCTGAGCAAGTTTTGTTTGGAGCGGTTGAAGCAAGCATTGTTGACGCGAGTGACACGATTGAAGAGGGCAAGCTTGATTTCAAGGTGCAGTCTGCTGGCTCATTGACGAGCATGGCTGCGATCACAGCAGCCAACGTCACGCTTGGCAGTCGTCCAATCTTGCCAACTCATACACCTGCATCAGCCAGCGCTGCTGGTACGGCAGGCGAAGTGGCATGGGACGCTAAT